CTAAATGTCGCGAAGCCCAACCAATCGCACATAAATACTGTAAAAATGGGGTTAATTTTCACACCCCATGGGCCAGGAGTGCAATAATTGCACATAAAAAAAGAGGTTTTGGTTAAGTTTACTCCGGTTAACCCCCGTGTTATAGTAAGAAAATGAACAGCTTAAATAGGAAAGAATTTGCAGACCTCTGTGAGGTTTCCAAGGCCGCGATAACAAAGGCAATAAAGCAAGAAAGAATATGTGTCCAAGACAACAAAATTGACCCTACTCACCCGACCAACGCATACTATTTGGAAAAGGCAAAGAACCGGGCCGATTATCAGCGACCCAAAAAACGTGGTCCGGGAAGACGTCCAACCACTGGCAAGCGCAAAACAAACGCGGAAATAGGCGCCGCGGTAACGGCTGAGATAGAAAAGAGAGCAAATAATTTAGAAAACGTGGACGGCGTCCAAATTCCGTTGAATTTAGACGGTCTCTCCAAGACATCCACCGATCGCCTGAAAACCATCGAGCAGATCCGATCCTTACAACTCAAAAACGATCAAGAGCGCAGGGAGCTAATCTCGAGGGATATAATCAAGCAATTTATATTTCGCTTGTACCTTGTAGACACAAACGAGCTCAAAACGTTTGGCGATCGTGTAGCTCCGGCCGCGGCCTCGATTTTTGGAGTTGATGACGAGGCTAAAATTTTAGAGTTGAACCAATTTGTAGAAAGCGAAATTTACAAAACATTGAATCACATAAAAAGATTGATGGACGATTTTCTAAGATTCGTCGGCGCGCCGTCTCTGGCTAAGTTGAAAAAGGAAATAGGCGAGACGTATGAATAAAAAAGATCCTATCGATAATACAAAATTTCCAGTCAAGTTAAATCTAAGAGATCTTGAGTTCGAAATAAATTTAAGTGAGTCTAAAAAATATTATTTCATAACAATAAAGTGCAACGGATCCGAACAGATAATTTTTCTGAAAAGGAAAAAGTAATTAAATGAGAATTAAAAAAGTCTACAAGGGTCAAGTATTGTGGTCCGGAACAATATCAAAAACGGAGGCGCCAGCGGATGGATATATTTTTGATATTAGAGGTAGGAGTGTAATTTATTGCCGTATCGACGATCTAGCCAAATTCGCCCTAACCAATATAGATGAAATCGAGGTAGATCCTTGGAGAGAAGACGATCCAACCGAGAGGAACTGATAATGAAAACAGCCGAAATAAAATGGGAACGATTTTATTGGAGAGGAATATACCATGCAGTACCAAGGGTTAAAGACAGCCTGATTACAAGCGTATATTCGTTATGCTGGCGCTCTATGCCAAGGTCGTTAACGGAAGATGAGAAAAATGATTTTTACAAAGGAAGGCATTGTAAAATGTGTAAAAGAATATGGAAGCGAATAAATGATAAAGAAACCAAAAATGATAGAACCGTATTACCAACATAAAGGGATAACCATATATCACGGCGACTGTCGCGATATACTGCCCGAGCTTAAGCCGGTGGATCACGTGATTACAGATCCGCCATACACGCAGCGTACCAGCGATGGGGCTCGCACCGGGTCTGTCCAGACCCGGTTAATTGATTTCGCGGGGGTGGACGGGATCGAGGCACAGATAGCCGCCTGGTGTGTTGGGCTTGCCGCGCGGTGGGCTATTATTTGGTGTGCCTTTGAGCAGATCGGAACATACGCAGCCGCTCAACCAGAAGAGTATGTGCGGGCCGGCGTGTGGCGCAAGCCCGACGCTACTCCACAGTTTACCGGCGATCGTCCTGCAATGTGCGGCGAGGCGTGCGCTATTTTTCACTCTGCCACGGTTAAAAAGCGGTGGAACGGGCGCGGACGTCCCGCCTTTTGGGAGTATCTCACCGAGCGAGACCGCCGCGGGCATCCTACGCCCAAGCCGATAGGGCTCATGATTAATCTTGTTCAACAATTTACAGACCCCGGTGAAACAATCCTCGATCCCTTCATGGGCAGCGGGACGACGTTGGTTGCCGCCAAGGAACTCGGACGCCGCGCGATAGGAATCGAGATAGAAGAGAAGTACTGCGAGATCGCGGCGAGGCGCCTCGCACAGGAGGTGCTGCCGCTATGAAAACCAATGATAAGATTAATAAACCCTGGCTAACAGATCGCCAGAGACGAGATCGTAGAATCGCGTTGATCTTGGCGGCCGTCTGGATCTTAATGGTGATTTTGTTGACTGTTTTTGTGGATAGGTAGGTGAAATAAAATGAAACTCACAAAAAAAATATTACAGGACTACGCGGATTACATGTTTGGAATTTTCCGGCTCACTCCACGGTATCGGCCGAAATCGATCGAAATGGTGATCTTGAATATGTTTTTGTCTCGTTTGGGCGTGACTGAAAAAAACGAGTGGCTCGAGCGGTATGCTACGATAGTTGGACACAACGTTTATCTACCGTTTGAAATCGGAATTCCTAACGAGCTATGGGATCTATCTGAGCAAATCGAGTGCATCGCCCATGAATGCCAACACGCACACCAACAGAGTCAGGACGGGATCAACACGTGGCACTGGCGATATTTTACGAGCACTGCGAAACGGGCAAACTACGAGGCCGACGCGTATTCAACCAGCCTCGAATTGATAACCTATTTAGGATATTCCTGGAACATAAAGCACGTGGCCGAATCGCTCGAAAATTACGGATGCAACTCGCACGATATCGAAAACGTGAAAATCAGACTGCATGTGTATAAAAAATTAGTAGACAAAGGCGCGTATGCGACTTACGCCGGGATCCGCGCGATACAGTATCTCGAGGGGATCAAATGAAAAAATTACTGGTGGCATTAATTTTGCTCGCCTGCGATCACGACGACTGCAAAACGAACGATCTCCGATGCTCTGGTCAGGTTGTGGAAATATGCGACGGAGATCGAGATTGGAGCGAGGTTATGGATTGCTCCGAGATTTACGATCCGCTCGAACGTACTTGGGAGTGTTGCGAGCTCGACGGCGGCGCGGAGTGTGAGACGGGATGCCGATAAAACCAGAATAATGAACCACGATCAAATATATCATAAATCCGATTGTGATTATCTGCTTACTCTCAACGATGAAAAGCCGATCAAGCCTCCGAACTACTCGATCGCGAGCTGGATCGAGAATAAAAGGATCTTACCTCCGAATACTCCGTTTCCTGGATTTTGGAGTAATTCTCGTACACCTTACAGTGTAGAGATCATGGATAACATGGGACCGTTTTCTCCGGTACAACATACGGCGGTAATGAAGGGCGCGCAAATCGGACTTACCGCGGCCGCGGAAAACGTGATCGCGTATTGGATAGACGAGAGTCCAGCCGAGATAATGTTTATTTCGGCAACGGAGCCACTCTTAAAAAAATGGGCAACAAAGCGCCTCGAGCCGTTGATCGATAGTTGCGGAATTCGAGAAAAAATCTATGCCCAAACCGGAGGCCAGGATCGGCGCTCTCGGAGATCCGGAGATACGATTTTTGTAAAAGAGTACGCCGGAGGTTGTCTCGAGATGGTCTCGGCACAATCCCCGTCAAGTCTACGATCGAGCGATAAACGAGTTTTGATCCGCGATGAAATAGACGGAGCTCCGGTTTTGTTGCGGACCGGTGAAGGTAACTGGTTAGCCGTTAGTTATGCCCGTACAAATTCATGGGGTCACAGGCGAAAGGTTTTAGATTTTTCGACACCCACCACCTACGATGAATCGTTGATTTGGCGCGAATTCGAGGAGGGAGACCAGAGAAAATTTTTTGTCCCTTGTCCGTTTTGCGGAAAGTACCAGGCGTTGGAGTGGAATTTAGACTCGGAGTGGGGATTTAAGGGAGATACCAAGGCCGGTTGGTTGAACGATGTTTATTACCTTTGCGAATTTTGCAGAGAGCCGATCCGAAACAACAACAAAGGGAGCATGCTAAAAAACGGCCGATGGGAGCCTACATCTAAATCGTTTAGTAAGACGTTCCGATCGTATCATATATCCTCATTATACAGCCCGATCGGCATGCTCACCTGGCACGAAATTTATCAAATATACATGAAAGCCGAGGAAAACCCGGACGAGATGAGATCGTTTCGAAATTTGTATCTCGGCTTGCCGTATCGAGAGATCGGCGCCAGGCCGAAACCGGAAAAGGTATACGAGGCACGCGGTACATATTTAGCCAAACAGGTTCAAGACGGCGTTTTGTTCCTGACAGCCGGCGCAGACGTCCAGAGAGGATCCGAGACGGACGAGAGCAACCCTCCACGAATAGAGATGGAAATATGCGGACACGGAGCCGGATACAAAACCTGGAGTGTAGACTATCAGATTTTTTACGGTTCGACCGATGCGGTTGATGGCGGCGCTTGGGAGTCGCTCCGGGAGTGGGCAATAAAAACTAGTTTTCAGTACTCGAGGGACGACGGAATGATTTTTTCTCCGGTCGTTATTTTTATCGATTCCGGAGACGGAGAATACACGGACGTAGTTTATCGTTTTTGTTCGGGCTGGCGTAATACATTTCCAACTAAAGGTTACGGCATGCTGAAAAAAACCGGCCGAGGAGAAGACGAAAAGAGTGTTTTTAATTTCGACCGGTATCGACCTCGGAGGGTAGGAGATACCGTGCTATATTCGATTTCCACAAATTACTACAAAAACATAGTTTACAGAAATCTTAAAGTCGAGAGGGTAGACGACGGACCGCAGAAACCCGGTTTTTGTGATTTTCCGAGAGACTATCCAGAGGCATATTTTAAAATGTTGACGGCCGAGGAAAAGAGACGAGACGGATCGTATTACGCCGGAGGCCGGCGAAACGAGGCGCTTGATTGTCGCGTGCTTAACCTGGCCGCTCATGATGTCTACCTAGAGAGCGCCGTTCTGGATCTACGAGCTGCTTACAAGGCGCGTGGAGCTCACCCATCGCAGCTACAGCAGATTACCAGGCGCGAAGTTTTGCGACAGTTGACAGAGAAGACGAAACGGCTAAAATAAAAGCCGCGGCCAAGTCCCCCCTCTCGGCCGCTCTCCCGGTTTCGGCCGGGAGTATTTTTTTTGACAATCGACCGAGATCGAGTATTATAAAGACTGGTCATCGGAAACCTTTTTTTTCTGGTAAAGGCCGTCCGTGTAACTCCCAGGCACGGGCGGCCGATTTTTTTTGAATAGTTGACAAATCCTGTAAATACCATATAATTGTAATGTCTCGCCCAATTTCCTTGCTTGGCCTCTCGGCCTTTGCCCGTCCGAGAGGCCATTTTTTATATTGACATCGGAATATAATACAATACTATATATGTATGGCATATCTATCCGCCACGCGGCGCGCGTACCTCGAGGAAAGGCTGACAGTAAAGGAAAATCAGCTTGCCGCGGCCGAGGCTCAACTTGACGAGCTCCTAGCCAATCCCCTTGAAAGCTATAAATTCGACAGTAACGAGGGATCGCAGCAGACAAAGCGCCGGAGTCTCGACGATCTCAGAAAATGGATCCGACTCCTGGAGACGCAGATCGATCAGATCTGGCGTAAGTTGCGTGGAGGCGCGATCGTTAGTATAAGCCTAAGACGGCGATGAACATATATGAACATATGGGCAGTAACAAATACTCGCGAGAGTATCTCGATTTTCGAGCTCGGATTTCCAAGCCAATATCGATTAGTGGAGAGCGTTCAGAGTCGAGGGCAACAGGACGAGAGTCCGAAATAGGCGCACAGATCGCGATCGATCCCGGATACGGTTACGGATACGGATCCGAGGGATCCAAATGGCGTTACGGTCTCGCACGAACCGGTTGGAGTCCTACTCTAAATCACTGGTATCTGAGAGCCAACGCGCGCAACGCTTATCACGAATCGTTACCGGCTCGAGCGGTTGTCCAGAGATTTGCCGATACCGTTGTTAATGTCGGTTTACGGCTAGAGGCCGAGCCGGCCGCGTCGATACTCGGGATCGCTCCGGAGGCAGCCGAGGAATGGTCAAAGCAAGTAAACGAGCGGTTTCATCTCTGGGCGAGCTCAAAAAAATCGATCCGCTCGGAGAATTTTAATTTTTACCAGGCTCAACGCCTTGTTGAGATCTACCAACAGAGAGACAACGATTATTTCGTAAGATTGTTCTACACGAAAAACGGAGGTCTCCAAAATCCGTTACAAATTGGATTTATCGATCCAGGCCAGATCCGAGGAGACGCGATAACGTCAACCTACGGTATCCAGGTCTCGGAGGATGGAATAATCAGAGACGCGGCCGGACGAGAGATCGGTTATCAGATTTTACAGTTTATTAATAATCAGTACGTGCCAAAAACGATCCCGGCATGGGGACCGAAATCGAAACGGCGTTTCATGATTCATGGATACATGCCGGAGTATTTCGACCAGGGCCGCGGTTATAGCCGGTTGTCTCACGCACTACAAGAATTCGAAAATTTAACCGATTTCACAAGCGCACAAATCAAAAAAGCGATCAATCAGTCTAATATTGCCATGTACGTCAAGCCGAGCAAAGACAACCCGGCGTCGAATCCGATCGAAGGCTTGACGTTAGGACAAGCTGCCGGTCCTATATCAAACGATGATAATCAGATCGCTCCGGCCGCCTCTGGCGCCGGGTTGTCTCTCCAGGATAATTTGCAGTATGTAGCGCTACCGGAAGCGACCATGAAGGAACCTGGATCGCTCGGGATTTTCTCGCTACAAGAGGGAGAGCTACTCGACGGATTTAAAAACACGGCGCCGGCCGAGAGTTACCCGGCGTTTGTGTCCGCGTTTTTATCGACGTTGGCCGCCTCGGCAAATATGCCGATGGAAGTTTTATTAATGAAATTCGAACAAAATTACTCGGCCTCGAGAGCCGCGTTGATTTTGTTTTGGCAAGTGGCCGCGATCTGGAGAGACGAGTTGAAAGCCGATTTTATCGATCCTGTTTACGAGGCTTGGCTATCCGAGGAAATCGCGGCCGGGCGCGTCATGGCTCCGGGTTGGAGCGATCCCGTTTTGCGCCAGGCGTGGCTAAAATGTAACTTGATCGGTGTACCGATGCCGAACATAGATCCGGCGAAAACTCAAAAAGCCGATCGCGGTTATGTCGAGATGGGAGCACAAACCCTCGATCATGTAGCACGAAAATTGAACGGCTCGAGCGGCTCTGCCAACCGCGCGCAACTAAGGCGCGAATTTGCCGAGCTCCCCCCGTCGCCGTTTACGGAAAAGGGAGGCGCCTAAAATGGCCGATCCGGTAATAGTAGACATTACTCCGGTTAGTACATGGGTAAAGGTCGCAACGAACATAACGAACGGTCAGATCTGGATCGTAGACGGTAACGCGGAATACCTCCAAACATACCGAATGACCGGAAACCCGGCGCCGGTAGACAATACGGACGCGCAACCGATAAACACTCCAAGCATAGGAATATCGGCCTCGGCCGGAGTTGATGTTTACGTCAAGGCTATAAGGGTAGTTGGAAAGGTCAGGGTAGACGTATGATCGGCCAACCGTGTATCCCGTATATCGGTAACGGAGGCGGAAATATCGGACCTCCAGGACCATCCGGATCGAATTCGCAGACATATTATTTTTCAAGCAATCCCGCGAACGTTGGAGGTTACGAATCCGCGCTTAGAAATCCAGGATTAAATCCACAGGATGACGATTCCGTTTCGGTATCGAACGGAACCGGAGAGGTCTTAATCGATTCGTACGTGACGATTCAGGACGATCCCGGAGTGTTAGAAATTCCGGCCGGCGTCTGGTCGTTTAAAATGTTTCATTACGTGGATAACGCGCTTGGCGTTAGTTGGTTTCGATATAAGGTTTTCAAGAGATCGGTAGCCGGAGCGGAAACGCTGTTATTTACCGTCAATACAAACGAGGTTAACGCGCTATCCGTCGCTGAAATAAACATTGATTACACTGTTACGACGGCGATCCCATTGCTGGCCGATGATAGAATAGTAATTAAGGTTTACGCGGTAACAACCTCGGTTTCTACGCGTATAGCTCATTTTGTTTACGAGGGAAATCTAAACGTCTCTCGTGTTGTAACAACGATCGATGTAAATACGCCTCGAGGTCTGGTAAGGACAACCGATACGGTAACGACTACAGACGCGACACTGACACCGATTGCGATCATACCGATACCGGATAATACGTGCATGTACATCGATGCAAGGATAGTTGGACGTCGTACCGATACGGCCGATCGCGCTGCATATTTGCGGCGCGTTTGCGTATATCGAGAGGCCGGAGCAGCGCCAGTTTTTCAGGGTGCAATTGCAACTGTATTTACACGCGAGAGCGCCACAGGTTGGCAGGCCAGTTTCCAGATAAATGGAAACAACGTTGAAATTGTAGTAGCCGGAAACGTTGGCCAAACAGTCAACTGGCGATCTGAATACTACAGCCCATTGGAGGTGACCTGATGGCTATAACCGGAGCAACTGATATGGGGCGCGGAAAGTTGATCGTTACCGTCGATCACGATCCAAAGATCATAAAAACCGACTGTCCAAAAGGATCGTTTATCATAGAGGAACTAACAAATATTTGGTACGTAAAACAAGACGATGGAGAGACGACAAACGTTAAAGTAATAGAGCAAAAAGACACGGGAGTTTAGAAAAAAAATAGTTGACATGTACGGCGAAATTGAAAAAATAAACCAAGGGGAGTCGAAATAATGGATATCCTTTTCGCGTGTGAGCCAGATTTTTTAGACAGCTACATTAATAATGTGGTTTTTCATGATTACACGCTAGATTTATCTAAAAACGATCCATCGTCTTTTATTTTTTTGGCTCCCGATGACAACAACGATCCAACCGATATTTTATCGATAGACGGAGATACAGCAAAAATCGACATACAAGGCCCGTTGTCAAAACGTGAGCCCAGCGCTTTTATGCGATCCCGTTATGGTGGTACGTCGTACCCATCGATCATAAACGCGATCGATAGAATCTCCGAATCGGACGAAATAAAAACCGTTCGTCTGGTTATGGATACGCCCGGCGGAGTGGTCACCGGATTAGACGAGGTATGGATCGCATTGCGCGAACTCGCCAAGTCGAAACGAGTCATAGCCGAAAACCACGGTATGATCGCAAGCGCCGGATACTGGATCGCCTCGGCCGCCTCAGAAATTATCGCGACCTCTCCAAGTGTTGAAACCGGATCGATCGGTGTGCAGATGGTACAAACCGATTGGACCGAGTACGACAAAAAGAACGGCATTAAAGAGGTAAGGATAATATCCAAAAATGCGCCGAATAAAAACCCGGATGTTACTACACAAAAAGGGATTGAGAGAATACAAGAGCGCTTAGACGCGTTGGAGCGCGTTTTTATCTCGCGTGTAGCCGAGGGTCGAGGAGTTACCGATAAAAAGGTAATATCCGATTTTGGACAGGGCGCCGTTTTGATAGCCAAAGATCCGGACGGATCAAAACCGGACGCATTGACTGCCGGAATGATAGACGGCGTTGAAAACCTAGCAGCTCCAAAAAATCAAAAAGATTACGACGATGAAGACATGGATGGGGCCGGAGCGAATATCGACGCTGCGGCCACGCCATTTAAAAACCTGGAAATAGTTGACAAACCATGGGATTCTACGGCCGCCATAAAACGAGTAAGACAAAAAACAGGCTCTACAGAAAAACCAAGTGCGTCATATAAAAACGCGTTTTTCTGGTATGACTCGGCCGACGCCGATAATTTTGGCGCGTACAAGTTGCCGTTTGTAGATGTAGACGGCGGAACGTTGAAAGCTGTTAGGCGTGGGGTATTCGCTGCAAACGCTGCAATGCAGGGAGCTCGAGGAGGAGTAAACATACCGCAAAAAGATCGTGCGGCCGTACAAGCTCATATAGACAAGTACCGCGATAAAATCGCGGAGATGGATAAAAAACAAGCGCGCCAATCGAGCGCAATTAAACAACAGACACAACAGGAGGATCCAAAAATGTCTGAACTTACAAGACTGTGCGCCGAAAATCCGACGCTATCAGCGGAGATCGAGAGTATCCGCATGGAGGCGTTTACAAATGGCGCGAAATCGATCGAGGCTCGAGTAACGGCGGTCTTGCCGTATCTGCAAAGCGATACGTACAAGGGGCCGATCCGAGAGCTAGCGATCAAGGTGATCAACGGAGAAACCGACGTTTCCGCACTGTCAAGCGCCGTCGCCGTTTACGATGCGATCCAGGAACAGAACGCCTCGGCGTCCGCAGTTGTCGAAAGCGAGGCGGCCGGAGACATCCACGCGGCCGCGGGAGACGAGCTCTCGACGGATGGAATCATACGGAGCGAGGCCGATCACCAGGCGGCCGTAAATGACATGAGACGGCGCCTCGGCCGGGATATGGAGGTTTAATCATGCCAGTACAAACAAGACTAGATATCGATAACAAACCGTTTGTTTTGGCCGGCAATGAGATCGCAACTGGAACAACCGGTACGATTGCACAGGACGGCGGACGAACAACTCCGCTTGTCAGAAATACGCTCCTCTGGAAAGACGCGGCAACGGGCCTCTGGGCGCCGGTAACCCTAGCCGCTCACGTGCCACAAGGGATCTTGCTCGCAGACCTAGAGGCGGCCGAGATAGTAGCCGGAGACGTGGAGAACGTTCCGATACTCCGAGGTCACGCGATAGTAGACGAGGGACAGGTTGTCATGGAGGGCGGCCTTACACTCGATACGGTCAACACTGCTTTCTCGCTTCAAATGCGAGACGTTTTGACACTCTTTGCGATCTGGACCGAGGAAACGATCGACGTAACCGAGTATGAGAACTAGGAGGTAACAAAAAATGGATTACAGCCCAACACCCTTAGCAGTAGATCAATACTCGCGTTATATGGTCGAATTGTTCGACAATCGCGAGTATATCGCGGTTCCTACCGGATTTCAGGCGTTTTTTGGTGAGCCGGTAGGAATGACTAAATACAGCCCGAACGCCTTGGACGTCGATATCGACATAATCAAGGGCAACGAGAGGATCGGGGCGTTGATCCCGAGATCCGGAGCTGTCACAAGACATTTGGGGTCCCTCCAGAGAGAGGCACAGTCCGAGCGGCACTCGAGTTTTTCTCGAGTGTTTCCACTTGGCGAGGAGGAGTCAAATTACACTGCGTCAAGGCTTCTCAACCGTCGAGCCGGAGAAAACCCGTATGAGGGCCGCTCCAAATGGGATAGGTTGCGACAGCTCGCGCTTGCAGACCATAACGAGCATGTAAGGCGTTTTGTCCGCATGTACGAGGTATTGTCCGCGCAATCGATCTTGACCGGATTTATGGATGCGATCATAGGGACCACAGATCCGGATCTCCAATACGATTTCAGGCGCGATCCAGGAAATACTGTCGGCCTCGGTACTCCATGGACAACCGTTACCGCGGATATTCTGGGCGATTGCGACGCGGCTTGGCTCCAGGTAAGGCAGACCGGTAAGGTCTCGATCGATATGGCCGTAGTCGGTGGCGATGCAATGAACGGATTGCTCCAAAATCAGGACGTCCAGGCAAAGGCGGACAACCGGAGATTTTTCGATATCATCTCGATCGATTCGAAAATGGCTGTCCCTCCGAGGTTCAACAAATTTATCGAATCCGGGATGACCGCTCGAGGCCGGATTTTGACTCCGAAAGGTCATGAGATTTGGTTGTTTACCTATGACGACATTTACACGAACGCAGCCGGAAATCCCGTTCATTACATGCCAGAGGATCAGGTATTGTTTGCGTACTCCGGCGCGCGCTGCGATCGGTATTTCGGGCCGTCAGAGCGGCTCCCGGTAACGGCTCAAGACGCGGCATGGTATCAAGAAATGTTCGGTATGGCCATGACCACGCCGCCAATGCCACCCATGATAAAGGGTGGAGGGAAAATCAACCCCGGAATGTTCTACTGTGACGCGTACCCGTCGAACGATAAGAAAAACGTCACGATCCGAACACAGACGGCTCCGATTTTCGCGCCGATTATGACGGACGCGTTTTTCGTTTACACGGGCGCCGCATAAGAGAGGGAGGATAGAAAATGTCTAATCAATGGTTGCCTACGCGCCGTTGCATACGGATCAACGGCAAGACATACAAACACGGAGACGAAATCCCGATAAACGAACTGAGCGAGAAAGCAAGGGAGCTTTACTCGGATGATATCGGAACCGTCAAAAAACCGAAACCCAAGCCGGCCGACAAGCCGACAGAAAAAAAGGGAGATAAGAAATGAAGCTCCCAAAAGGCGTAACGGTTTATAAGGGCCGCGGCCGCTACTCGGACGAAATTCCGGATAACCTCCTCGATGATTCCGCAAAATCCAAGATCGAGGAGGCCGGCCGAGTATACGCGGAAAAAAAGGCGGCCGCGGAGAAGGAAAACAAGAAGCTAGAGGCCGCGGCCAAGGCAGCCAGGGAAAAGGCGAAAGCCGATAAGATCGCGACCAAGAGAGCGATCCGGAGCGCAGCGACAACCAAGGCGGCCGAACCGGAGCCGGTAGTTTCGGAGACTACCTCCAAGAAAAAGGATCCTCCGAGTAAATGACGATAAACGCGCGCGAACTGGTAGAGTCAGATCTGAAATACACACTCGAAGGAGAGTGGGGATTGCCGGTCGAGCTCGTAGATCCAGATGGTAACACTTACACGACCTCGGCCAACGATCCAACGTTGGATCTTGTCGGTCAGGTTATGTATGATACTACCCGTATGGATCCGGATACTGGTAACATAATAGTTATCAACAATCCGGTTGTCAGTTTGCGCCGAACATCGTTAGCAAGAATTCCACAAGCCGGCGAAAGTTGGATCGTCCGTATACCGATCCGGCCGGAATACAACGCGCCCAAAGAATCGTATTATCTAGGGGATCTCCCTCCAGAGGGGGGAGCCTCGATCGGCTTTATTAGGCTGTACCTGACGAAAGCACAACAGACGCCACCATGACAATGAATTTCAGACTAATTGATGATGCGTTGACAACGGTGCTAGGAGCGGCCGCGGCCGGCAGGTTTCGCGTTGTAGGTTATCAGGCCGAGGCAAAAGGATCGGACGCGGTAATCGACGATAACCGGCTTGTGGAGGTTTTTTTTGCAAGTGGAGAATTTCCGAAATCTGGAGGTACTCTCCGAGGCCCGGTCCGTCATAATATGACGTTCAATATTTTTTTGACCGTCGCAAAATCGGCCGAATGCGATCTATCCGTTATTGATAATCCGGCCTCTACTCCGGTACAAATCTCGAACGCGATCGCGGCCGCGAAAAATGCGGCATATCTGGCCGACAAGAGTTTAAACGAGCTCGCGGATCATGTTTACCAAATTTTGATGGACGCCAGAAACATCGATTTACAATTGCCGTTTGTTGTTGCTAATCGCTGGATCGAATCGATCCAGAAAGATGCACCATTGGAGAGAGGATCTCTCGTGGTTTTAACCGGTCTCATACCGTTTACTTGTACGCTTGATGAGCAAGTGGAGGGAGATCTAGGTGTGGCCGCTGTACCTCCGGTATTCGATACCGAGATCCAACCCAATGAAGACGACTACGGCAAAGCCGGCGTTTTGACTGGAGGCTGATAAATGGCGCTTGATATAACAAGCCAAGCGGCCGCGGTAGGGGCAGCCGTTCGAAATGTTCAATTTCAAACTGGCGCCCAGAATTTACCGCGAAAAATTCTCATAATAGGACCACAGGAGGATCCTCCGGCCGTTACTCCTAATCAAACGTATCTCATAACGAGTGCCGAGGAGGCCGGATCGATCTGGGGATTTGGAACGATTCTTCATAGACTTGCGATTCAGGCGTTCAAGGGAGCTCGAGGGATACCGGTTTATGTTTTGCCTCAACCGATTTTGGTAGGAGGCGCCGCGTCAACCGGATACATTACGATCCTAAATCCGGCGAGTGGAAACGGAACCGTAAATTTTTACGTTGCCGGATTGCCTGTTAGGGTATCAGTGAGAAACGGCGATACGGTTGACGAAATTCGAGATGCCTTGGTTTTAGAAATAAACTCCAATACTGATTTACCAGTAACGGCATCCGGAACAATATCCGGACAAGTTGATATGACCTCGAAATCAGATGGAGCGTTTTGGGGAGATCATATTTCATTCGATTTCAACCTCGGTTTTCAAGAGGAGAATCCTCCCGGAGTAAATTTTGGAACATCGGCCATGGCCGGAGGCGCCGGAACTATTCCGGATATGTTGGCTTCGCTCGAGGCGGCGCTTGGATCCGGAGATAGTTCTAACCAAGAATTTTTCACAGATATTAGCCATTGCTATTATGACGAAATACAAACGAACGCGGATTTGTCAGAATACAATGGAGAGGGAAACGATTTCGTAGGTTGCTACTCGAAAACAGTAGCCAGGCCATTTAGATCATTGATCGGTTTCGTAGTTCCTGGATCGGCTGGTTTAATCGGAGGTATAGCATACTCGAACCTTGTAAAAGATACGGATAGGACAAATGGTTTTCTTTGTGTTCCTGGATCTCCAAATCATCCGGCCGAGATCGGAGCTCTCACTATTGGAATAATGGCCAGGATAGCAAATAATATTCCGGCTCAAACCTACGTTGGACAAATTTTACCGGATATTTATCCCGGCCAGAGTTCAACGGATAGATGGACGGACGACTACGACAATCGGGATCTTGCCGTCAAAAACGGATTGGGAGTTACTACTTCACAAGGAAATACAGTAAAGCTCGGTAACATAATGACGTTCTACCATCCGGATTCGGTTCCGATTGCAAGTAATGGTTATAGATCTCAAATCTCAATCGCAAAACTGCAAAATATTTTATACAACATAAAACTTAATTTCTCACAAGAAAAATGGACAGGTTGTTATATTGTTGATGACGTTACAAAAGTATTGAATACAAACGATCGTCAAAAGGCGCGCGATATATCAGCCATTGTGGACGATTTGATCGCGTTGGCCGTTTCATTTGAAAGCCATGGATGGATCTACACGGCCGCCTTTACGATCGATAAATTGCAATCAGGCGGGTATATAACGATAAGACCGGGAACAAACGGATTTAACGCAACGCTTCCGATCATTTTGTCGGGAGAGGCAAACATCATTGACACCCTAGTAGATTTCGATACCTCGATCGACGTTCTACTAGCAGCATAAGAGGAGGATCGGAAAATGTCATTAGACGCAACAAGCCAGGCGGCCGCGGTGGGGGCAGCCGTAGAAAACGTTCAGTTCCAGTCGGCAGCTCAAAACTTGCCGAGGAAAATATTGATTATAGGCAGTCAAGATCCGGCGCTTCCTGTTCCGTCCTCGGTATTTTTGATAACAAGCCCAGAGGACGCGGCCGCGAAAACCGGAGCCGGATATATGATCCACAGATTGGCGATTCAGACGTTTAAGGCTTCTCAGGGAATAGAGACATGGTATATGCCATTATCAGAGGGTACAGCTCCGGTTAAATCAGCGGGAAATATTTTGATAACTACCCCATCGACGGCGGCTGGAACGTTGCATCTTTATATTGCAGGAGATTATATACCGGTAGCGGTAGAATCTGGAGATACGGTTGATGATATAAGAGACGAAATAGTTGACGCAATAAATAACGATACGAATTTACCAGTAACCGCAACCGGGACGATTTCCGGACAGGTCGATATTACCGCTAAAACGGCTGGTGACTGGTGGGGAGATCATATAACAATTAAGTTTAATTTAAAATACGGACAAGAAACGCCGGCCGGAGTATCAGTTGCCATTATCGGAATGATCGGAGGATCCGGAACTCACCCAGACATTTTAACAGCAATGAATACGGTTCTAGGAACTGGCGATCTCAAAAATGAAAAACATTTTACGGAAATAGTACATGGTTACGTTTCAGATCTGGATGTAGTCGAGGATCTATCGGAGTACAACGGAATAGGAAACGGATTTACCGGATGTTACTCAAAGACGGTGGCAAGGCCTTTTAGGTCGTACATGGGAGATCATATTGGAGGATCGATTGGACTGTCTAACGTTTTAGCGTTGGCATCTCTTTATAGGGAGACAGATCGAACAAACGGAGTTATATGTGTTCCTGGATCTCCAAATCATCCACAAGAAATCGCGGCCAACGCGATCGGTATTTTGGCAAGGGTAAACCAAAATCGAGGCGGAGAAACGGTGGTCAATCAAATAATGCCGGGAATTATTCCAGGTATATTATCGGACCAATGGACCTCTGATTATGATAATCGGAACCTTGCAGTAATAAACGGAATTTCTCCAACTACCGGATTAAATGGCGTTGTACGTATGCAGAACGCATTGACGGTATATAATCCGGTTTCGGTTCCTATCGCTAGCAACGGATACCGTTCAATGATTTCGATCTCGAAAATCCAAAACATTCTTTACAATATCAAGTTGAATTTCTCACAAGAAAAATGGCAGGGAATAATCATAGTCGATGATGTAACCAAGGTTGCAAATTCGATCGACCGTCAAAAGACCCGCGATATTTCAGCCGTGATCGACGATTTGATCGCTCTGACAAATTCGTTTAGAGATCACGCCTGGATTTTCAATTCTGAATTCACGATCGAAAAACTCCAATCCGGAGGATACGTAACGATCCGGCCGGGCGGAACAGGGTTTAACTCGATACTCCCGATCCTACTATCGGGAGAGGGGAATATAATCGATACATTGGTACAATTTGACGCGGCGCTAGACGTTTTACTAGCGGCATAAGAGGAGGATAAAAAATGCCTGATGTAACAGGAACGCTCCGAAAACTCACAATCGAGGGTATTTCCTTTAATGTCGCAGCGGACGCGGACATATCGGAAGTAATGACGAACTATGAGGTAACAAGGATCCCGACAAGCGGTCCTAGTATGAAAAAAATGGTCAGAAGGATCCCGGCTCGAGAGGGGATTGTTTTGATAACCAATGCGGCCGAGCGAGAAAATCTCAAGTCGTTTGCCGAGCAAATCGCGGACGTAAAGGTTTCATATACCAATGCGGCCGGCGATGAGTACAAATGCGAGGGATCGATCGAGGTCGAAAACAACACGACACAGGAAAACAGGACGACCGTTCGAGTTGATCCAAAAGAGGACTGGACGGCGTTCATTGCATGATTAAAAAACGAGAGGGGATAAGGAAAATGGAAAACGCGGACATAGTTTCATTGAATGACAAATTAATAGACGCGGCTAGGGCCGAGGAAATTTTACAAGAGCTCCTCGACTGGTACGATATCGTTGATTCAGATTTTCAGGACGGAGATACTCAAGAGGCCGCATACACCAAAACAAAGCGAAAATTGACAAGGGCGATTCAAGAGGGATTGATCGAGATCAAGATCGAGACAGATCCGGACGGAACCGAAACGATAAACGTCTACCAACATTTACAGAGAGAGGTAAAAGGAATCAAGGCGGACGATCAAAACGATCACGGCCGAACCGTAAAATATAAAGAGGTTACCGGCCGCGCTAAAACGGCCGTCAAAGACGAAAAAGGATCCGGGAACGCCTCCAAGCTATATTCATATCTGGGCGCGCTCTCCGGTTATGGACCGCAACCGTTTATCAATATGCGAGGCCGAGACAACGGAATCGCTGAGTGTCTCGGATACATTTTTTTACAAGTGTAACCAGGGTCGAAACGTGGTTAGAAAATTTATTTTATCGAGGCGTTCAACCCTGGGAATTAAAAGAAATGAGATACCGAGAGATGAAATTCTGGAACGAATATCACAAGCGACTAAATCAGACATACAAAGACGTGATCGACAATGCCTGATTATGCCGTTAGTACAGCGTTTACCGCTCGTGATCAAGTTACAAAAGCGTTCGATCGAATGTCCGCAAGAGCCGGAAATTTTGGAAATCGAGCGAGAAGTTCCTTTAAAAGTGCGTCCTCTGGAGCTCTAAGTTTCAAAAAAATAGTTGGTGGGATACTCACGGCCGGAGCTGTTCAACGTGGTGTAATGGCGTTACGGCAAGGCGTTGGAGAAGTAGTAACGGAGTTTATCGATTTCGATCAAGCGGTAACATCGGCCGCGGCAAAATTCCCGGAACGCATAAGACGAGGAACAAAGGCTTTTGATGAACTGGCCGAGGCGGCGCGCAAGGTAGGAGCAGAGACCCAATTTACCGCGGCCGAGGCGGCTCGAGGATTGAATTTCCTGGCCATGGCCGGATTTACTTCCGAACAGGCGATCGCGCTACTACCCAAAACCGTTGATCTGGCTACCGTGGCCGAAATGGATCTATCTCGAGCTACCGATATAGCCTCTGATGCTCTAGGAGCGTTCGGTCTTATGACCAACGATACGGCGCAACTTACAAAAAATTTATCACGAGTAAACGATGTTTTCGCGAAAACGATCACAACCGCAAACGTAAACATGGAGGATTTATACGAGAGCATGAAAGATGCTGGCCCGGTCTTGACGGCGACAGGAGGATCGCTAGAGGATTTCGCGGCTATGGCAGGATTGATCGGATCGGCCGGTATAAAAGGATCGAAAGCCGGAACAACCTTAAAAAATGCGTTTTTAAATCTGGCAGCTCCCACTAAACAAATGATTAATAAGATGAAATCTTTAAGAGTAGAGGCTATCGATCCATTAACGAAAAATCTTAAAGATCCGGTTACTATTTTGGGAGATCTGGCCAAGGCAACGGAGGGCATGGGTACAGCCCAGCGCGCGGCCGCATTAAATACGATTTTCGGGAAACGAGCGATCGCCGGTATGGCTACTCTCTTGGATTTGGGAGGAGAAAAAATAGACGCATACCGGCAAAAAATGATAGACGCCGGAGGATCGGCCTCGGAAATGGCCGAGGATATGAGAAAAAGCCTAGGAAATAGGCTCGAGGCGTTGAAATCGTCCGCTATAGAAGTAGGTTTTAAATTTATAGATGCGTTCAAGGATAAGGCTCCAGGCGCGATAGACGCAGCGATCGAGGCGGTAAGAAAATTCGACGTCAAAAACGTTATCGACGATATTCAAGCTTTCTGGTCTTGGCTCAACGATCAACTGATACCAACACTAAAAGACCTTTCTCCGATCATCGCCGGCATAACGGCCGGATTTATCGCTTTCAAGGTAGCCATGACGGCCGTGGCTATCATGGAGGCCGTAGCGGGATTCATGGCATTAACCAAGGGAATAATGGCCGCCTCGGCCAGTATGAGCGTTCTAAACGCGTTATTCCTGGCCAACCCGATCGGCGTGATCGTCGTTGCGGTTGGAGCTCTGGTCGCCGGGATCGTTTTATTGATCAAGCATTGGGATTGGGTAAAACAGGTTGTTTCCGAGGCGGCCGATTTTTGGGTTGAAAAGATCGGCGCGATGTTCTCGGTTTTGTGGGACGGGGTAAAAAATATTGGCGCCGTATTCGGAAGGTTGTTCGAAAAACTATGGAATTGGTGGAGTGAATTACTAGACAATCCGTTTATCGCTGCGATCGGTACGATATTTATGCCGATGGTAACGATCCCTAGTCTGATAATAAAAAATTGGGAGCCGATCAAGGAATTTTTCGGCAAGATATTCGATTTTCTAAGCGAAAAAATACAGGGTTGGAAAGAGGAATGGAATTCATGGATGGACGCTATAGGAATCGATGTTTTAAAATTCGAGAATAAAGCAAAAAAAATAAACGAGAACCTACCAGGCCGTATGCCCAAGGGCATGCCAAACGGTCTTGATACAGGTTTATTGCCCTCTGTTTTCCAGGCCGAGGCTCATAAAGGGTTAGGAGTATTTTCCGAAGAGGCCGGGAGTCCGCTTAAGCCTGGAGCCATCGAGGCGCCGAACCGTGCCGAGGTCGAATCCATGAAAAAGATCGGCCTCGAGGGCAAGATCACATTGGCCGGAGCTCCAAAGGGAACAACTTTCGAGAGCAAAACAACCGGAGCACCTCCGATAAAAACTGAGGTATTAGGCGCGCAATAATGGGACTGTTAGACAAAATTGTTGATATATTTTTAGGTGGTCCGGACAACTGGCAGGAACGCCTAAAAGACAAGATAAAATTTACCAGTCCAGACGGAAACGAATTCGAAGCACGCTGGGTTGGATCTCCAAGATCCAAGGATAAAAAACTTGCAATTTTCGCTTATCCAAAAGTGCGCGGTAATCTCGTCCAAGATCTTGATACTAACAGTTCGAGGTATTCAATAACGTTTTATTTTGACGGTCCGGATAACGACGTCAACGCGCGCGCGTTTTATGCGGCTTGTGACGAGCGCGGATTGTGGGATATCGACCATCCTGTACATGGTTTTTTGGGTCTCCAGTTGATGACAGTTACCCAAAATGACGAGCCTACCGTTTCAGGAAACGTAACGGAGATCAATACAGAGTGGATCGAGCCGATAGACGAGACGACACTAAAAACAGCTCGCGAGCTCGCCGGGATCGTCGATGGAAAATCGAACGATCTGAATACGTCCGCCCTTGAACAATTTGTAAACGGAGTAAACCAAGGGACGGAAACATTTAGAGAGGGAGTTAGAACCGGCGTTAGGGGCGTTCAAAACCTATCTGATTTCGCTCTCGGTCCGCTTGCCGCAACCGTTGACGCGGTTGACAATACGTTCAACGCGATCCAAGACGGAATAAACGACACCCTAAACGCCACGGTTTTACAAGTGCGCGCGTTGGCCGGTCAGATCCAGGCGTTGATCCAGACACCTTACAAGGCGAAAACCTCGATTGATTCTCGGTTATCCGATTATGACAATTTCCAGATAGGCGCCTTTGCACTGTTGCCAGGCGGATCGGATACAACGGTTTCGGATAAACCTACAACGGAGGCCAAAAATCAAGCGTTGATTGCAGAGCTTGCGTTGTCATCTTGCCTTATATCTCAGGCGCAGATCGCGACCATTACCCCAATATCGTCAGGAGGATTACAGACTAGAGCGCAGGCGGTAGAAACGGCAAATCGTCTAGCTCAAATTTTACAGGATATTACTAACGCTCTGGATAATATCCAAAAAACGTTTGGAGTGAACACGATCGATCAACAGTATTTTTCGCAGTCCGAGAGCTACTCGGACGCGGCGCAAGTCGTCGCATATGCGATCCAATACCTGTTGGTTTCTGCATATGATCTCAAGATAGAAAAACGGTTTACGCTCGACCGGCCTCGAGCGCCGATCGAAATCACAATAACAGAGTATGGAGATCTAGGAGATAATGACTCGAATTTCGATCTATTTATCGAGTCAAACGAGCTAAAAGACAAAGATATTTTATTGCTACCATCTGGACGAGAGGTTGTGGTTTATGTCTAGGGCGATACCAGGCGCGCCTTATACCGTCGTACAGGGCGATAATTTATCGAACATAGCTAAAGAGGCGTACGGCGACGGTAGGCGCTGGCGCGAAATCTGGAAAGCGAATAAAACAACACTCAAGAGCGGAGATCCAAACCTGATTTATCCTGGAGAGGTTATCCAAATTCCAGGCGATACCCTCGAAACCGAGGTTGCAAAAATCCTGGATCTCGGTGTCCCTACTCTGGCCGGTAAGGAAAAAGACGATTTCACGATCGTTATTGATGGTAACGAATTAGTTGTTGAATCTGGTAGAGTGCTTCGCACCATGGACACATGCGCGGACGGTTGGACCGCGTCTCTAGCGTTCAATTCAGATGATAAGAAAATGAACGATCTCTTAAAGCCGTTCAAATATCGCCCGGCTCAATGCTACCTTGGAGAAAAACAGGTTATCGACGGATACCTTTACAATATTGAAAACATTGTCGCTCCGGATGGAATCAAAAAAACACTGGAGGGATTTTCGAAAACGATCGATATTGTTGATAGCGTTACAAAGCCTCCATATGAGGCTAATAAAGTAACGCTCGAACAACGTGCAAAAGATCTAGTTGAGCCGCTTGGGATCTCGGTTGTATTCGATGAGAATATCGAGGATGAACCGTTTGACCGGGTAACTGCCAGTCCGGAAGAAACGATCTTTTCGCACTTGAATAAATTAGCCTCGCAACGCGGTATTCTTATGACCTCGACGCCTCGAGGAGAATTGTTGTTTACAAGGGCGGTAACGGCGCCTCCGGCCTCTGGTTTCGCGGCCGCGATACCGTTTTTACCGGTTGAGTCCGTAGGAACGATCGAGGAGGGGTTACCGTTAACGCAATCGTTTACAGCTCGGTTTGACGGCCGAGCTCGGTTTAATGCATATACCGCGATCGGAAAATCTCCGGCTAGAAAATCGGCCGCAAAGAAAAATTCAAAAACGGCTACCTCAAAAGACAACACAGTACCTAAATCTCGATTTACGGCGTTCAATTCGGACGAAACGACGATCGGAAATATCCAACAGGCGGCCGATTGGCGACGCTCCAAACAGCTAGCCGAGACGCTCGCGATCCCGTTTCCGGTTGACAAGTGGTACGCACCAAACGGCGATTTGTGGGCGGAAAATACGATAGTAACGGTCAAGGCGCCGAGTCTACATATTCCAGACGGTTTCGATTTTCTGATAAAACAAGTTGAATTCGTGTTCGAAACCGGAGGCACTCGAGCAACGCTCCAGCTCATACCACCACAGGCCTTTACGGGCGAACCCATACAGGAGCCTTGGCTATGATGATCGGCCGTGTAACAGGGCGCCAGGTCGCCGTAAACAGAGACGGAGACAAGCCGGTTTTACTCCTCCAGGTCGAGATCTCCGATCCGGACGATATTCAAACCGTCGAATTCGTTTCTCAGGCCGGGATCGATCAAAATCCTCCAAATAACGCCAATGTCTTGATTTCCAAATTGGGAGACGCCTGGCTAGTAGCGTTCGCAGCGGACGACGGGATCGCGCGCGAAATGAGCGAGGGAGATTTTCAAATTTATTCGAGCGCCGGAGGTATTAAAATAGCAAAAGTCACACTGAAAAAAGACGGGACTATCCGCGCGGAAAATTCGGCTGGATATGCGGAATTATCTCCGGCCGGGATCTGGGATCTGAACGGTAATTTAACGGTGCTACCATGACGTTGGAATTGATCGCCGTTCAAGGTTGCACAATAGGACACGGATCCGGATCCGTCATAACCGGAGGGATATTTGTAATTACAACGTTACCGTCAACAAAGGTTTTGGCCGGCGCAGGGATATATTCAGGACCGATCGCGTTTACGTTCTCCGGAGGCTCCGGAGGCGGTTGTGTAGCCGGTTCCGTGACCGGGGCAGGTACTATCAACCCGACTGCAAACAAAGTACTGGAGGCACTCCATGTTGATCGAGAAAGCGATTCAGGAACTATGGCGTGGACCGGGACAAATTCAAATCCGCCTCCTCCTACTCTCTCCGGGAGTTCTCCGGTTGAAATAACCGCGGCCGGCCAGACGAAAGTAAAAGCACAATGACAGATCGATATCAAGGCGATCCGAAATTGACACTCGACGAAAACGGCGCCGATCTCACGTTTAAGGGTGGTCAACCGGTCATGGATCAAGGTATCGAAAACGCGGCTATGATTTCGCTGTTTACTGAACCTAATTGGTGTGGAAACATTTTTTTCCAGGATCCAAACGAAAAAATAGGATCTCAATATCTCGAGAAAGCTAGGCAGCCAATAACCCTAGCGTCTCTTAACGATACCAGATCGGCGGCTGAAAACGCGTTATCATGGATGACCAGATCCGGAATCGCCTCCAAAATCGCGGCCGTCGTAAATAATCCACGGACAAACTGGTTACAATCGGTCATTTTAATACAGCCTCCAGGCCGAGATCTTGATATTCTACTTGTAAAGAAAAACGGATCAAACTGGATCTCTCAAAAACTAGATCCGGCATATTTAAAGGTGTAAAAAAAATGGCTCTAAATATACCGACAACACAAGAAATTATCGATCAAAATATAGCCTCATACGAGGCGAAATTGAACCAAACGTCCCCGGTTATCGATAAGGCATTTATGAAGGTCTTGGCGACGATTGAGGGCATGGGTTTTACAACGCTTTACAAACTAGCCGTCGAGAGAGCAAAACAGAATTTAGTAATAACCGCAACCAAAGACGATCTTGACAAACTAGGCGATGAATACGGAGTTAAACGCAAGCCGGCCGAGGCGGCTAAAATCGAGGCGGAATTACCTGGAACTAATGGAACAATAATACAATCCGGAACGGAATTTACAAGTGATTCGACCGGATTGCGTTATACATCGGATACAACCGAGACGATCGCCGGAGGCATCGCAACATTGATCCTTACATGCATCGAAACCGGAACGGCCGGAAACATAAACAACGGAGAGACCCTCTCGATCGTTTCTCAGATACCGGGCGCGGATACGACGGCCACGGTTACCAAGGGCGCGGACGATCCAGACGTGCCCAACCTCGGGATCGATCGAGAATTGGATCAATCGTATAGTCGGAGAATCTCCCTAGAGATCCAGACCGTGGGAGGAGGCGGAAACGGGGTTGACTATCGGACATGGGCCGAGGAGACGCCCGGTTGTTTTCGAGCGTTTCCATATGCCGGAGCTCCATTGTTTACTATACCAACGTTTAAAGATGGAAACATGGAGGATTCAGGCGTCTCTGATTGGACGCCAATAAATAACGCTACATTAACAAAAGATTTATCCGCTCCACATACAGGATTGAAAGCCCTAAAAATCGAATATAACGGTACTGCATACCCTGGAGCTGTACAATTTTCGTTGACAGAATTTGTAAAATATAAAATTTCCGGCTGGGCAAAGGGAGACGGTGTAAATATTCCGATAGTAACAAATAGCTCCGTTACAGCGGCAATGTGGATCGGTGTTGCAAGCTCTTCATGGCAATATTTTGAGAGAGAATTTATAGCGCAAGCCGGAGGTATAGCGTTTGTTTGTAGTGCTACAGCAACAGGTTTTTGTGAATTTGACGATATAGATATAACCGAAACATCTTTACCTGGAGACAGAACGGTTTTTGTAGAGGCTGATGCGACGATCGATCCAGATGGGATAGCGCCTCAATCGTTATTGGATGATGTAAGACAATATATCAGCTATGATCCGGATACTGGAAAATCACGGCCGACTCTCGGTATGACAGACGAAACGTTGATTGTGGAATCAATAACGAGAACCGTTATTTTCACAGAGATCCGCGGCTTGATAGTTGACGCCTCGATCGAGGCGGAAACGAAAACAAAAATAGAAACCGCAATCGATGAATACTTACGCGATATAACACCATATATTGAAGGTACAGATCCTCCGGCTACTAGAAGAGACACAATAACAGATTTGACGATCTCTCGAGTGGTCCAAGATATTTTGGATCCGGTGGGCGGATCGGCCTCCGGCGTTGGATTTGGAATAGAGTCAGGGTTGTTTTTATCGTTTTATAATTTAAGCATGGGAGAGCTGTCAAAATCCGGAGGCGTGACCTATGTCTAATATTCGCGCACTATACGAGGCGCTTTTGCCGGATGGCCCGATCTGGATACCAAAAAAAGACGGAGATTTTGATAAATTGTTAGATGCGATGGGCGAAAATGCCGGCCTCGTATTTGATTTTTTGAGAACATTAGCAAATATTAGAGATCCTTATAACACTCCATTACTTGATGATTTAGAAAAAGAATATGGAATAATCAAAAACGAAAATCTATCAGAGGCTTTAAGGCGCTCTCAAATAGCCTCGATCAAATATGCCACGCCAGGAACGGGATCGCTCGACGATCTACAAGATCGATTAGACAAAGCCGGTTTCGATTTGATAGTAACAGCCAATGATCCAGCGTTCGATCCGAGGCCGATCCTCCAGTCTCGTTATCAAATGTATGCCGGAGGATATAACGCATATGCTGGCTATAATGAAGGAGGCCCGATCCTTGCTTACGCCGGATTTTCTGGAGGCTATCTCATAGTAAACGGAGATCTCTACATACAATCTCCTGATTATGCTATGGTGGCCGGAGGCGATTTTTCATTTGCCGGAAATTCAAAGGCGTTGGCCGGATATTTTTTACAACTGGATCGAGATATTTATATATATGAAATTCCGGACGATCCTAATCGTTGGAGATTTATTTTTTTCGTTGGAGGTCCGGCCGATGGATTTCAAAATATTTTGATCGATGGAAATATGGAGGCTCATAATACGGATGCATGGACACCGATCGATCCGTTTTTGTTACCGTCTTTTACTTATCCGATAACAACTGAATTAATAAAAAATACTTCGGTTAAAAATACAGGAACAAGATCTTTAAAAGTAATTTCAAAAAATAATTACTCTGTTCAAGATCTGTTTTCGTTTACTCTAGGTTGGCCTGATATATCGTTTATCGGATCTCGTTACGATGTGACCGGATCTGATATTGTCGATTTTGCGCCGAAAATAGTTATTGCTGATGGTAGCATGGAACGATCCGGAGTTTCAGATTGGACAGCGGTAAACAATGCTACACTGACAAAAGATCAATCAGCACCATATAAAGGAACTAGAAATTTAAGAATTGCATACAATGGAACATCGAATCCTGGAGCAACACAGGGAACCTTAATAACCGGGCGACGCTATCAATTGATAGGAGCGGCTAAAGGCGACGGTACTTTTGCCCCTAGAATAGAACAACCTTTAGGAAATGTAATATGGTCCGGGACCGCTAGCGCGTCCTGGCAAGGATTTTCGATAATAATAAACGCTTCCGGATCTCCAAATGTTTACTTTTTCGGTAACTGCAACGCGGCTGGATATGTTGAATTTGACGAGATCGAATCATATGAAATGGCAGACCTTTTTGATGGAGATATGGAGGCGGTTGGAGTTCTTAATTGGAGCGTTGGAAATTCCGCTATTATAACAAAACAAACAACAGATCCTCATAATGGATCGCAACTCTTGAGGGTAGCTTACAACGGAGTAGCCGATCCGTATGCATACCAGGCGGCCACCTATATTGACGAGTACTATCATTTATGGGGTTTCGCGCGATCGGACGGATCGTCGATACCTGTAATAAAATCAGGAAGTATAACGGTATGGACTGGAACGGATTCTACTGACTGGCAATTAATAGATATTGCTTTCAATGCAATTAATACCGATTTGAGGTTTTATTGTAATGGAAATGGATATGTTGAATTTGATGATTTTCAATACTATGAGGATCCAACACTGTTTTTTATGTCGCCGGCTCTCGGAATTCGAGCTCTGACAAATGTAAACCAAGTCAACACTCCATATGGCATCGGTTTTGATTTTGACGGTTTTAATATGTCCATAAACGCCGGAGGTCATGGAAACAATATTGACGATCGTTTTGCCTGTAGTGCGATCATAAAAACATCTGCAAATAAACGGCAATCGATAATATCAAAATATTCTCCGTCGTCTCCAACATTCGATTTCGGAATAGACGAAAACGGATATTTATATTTTTATGATGGAACAACCTATTTTTTATCCAACGATATTGTAAATGATGATCAATGGCATTTTGTTGGGGTTTCCATAAATGGATCTGGATCGTTTCTCTACATCGATTTAGATCAAAACGGATCAACATTTACTCCAAATATAACGCTTCCAAGTCCGCAACCTATTTTATCAATTGGAGCAAGAAGCCCTGGATCTGGGAATTATTTTGACGGTATAATCCAGGCGCCTAGAATGATCGGTCAACCGGTATCTCTAAACGATATTAAAGCGATCGCCGGAAATACATTTGCAGTTCCAATTTTATTTGGTAATTATTCTGAGCAACAATTTTCAATGCAACCGGCCGGAACGATAATAAAGGGCTATGCATGGGGAGACGGAAACGGATCGATTCCGTCTGTTATGTATTATGATCCTGTATTGGTAACATATTGGATCGGATGGATAGGAGAGGATAGCCCAGCTAAACAATATTTCGAATTCTCTTGCCCAAACGGAACAAACGGAATTTTATTAAATAGCGGCCGCGTTGAAAACGGCCACGCGTTTTTTGATGATGTTTTTGTAGGTAAATTTCCGATCATCGATATAGCCGAAGTACCGACCGAGCGTCGAGATGAGCTTTACCGTATGATATTGCAACAAAAACCACTTCATACTTGGTGTGGTTTAGTGGTCGATTTTGTATAGGAGAAAAAAACAATGTTAGATTACTCTACCGTACCGAATACCGCTGGCGCTTTTCCAAATGTAGTAGCTCTAAACGCGACCGGTCCAGGCGCAACGGATGGAACTCCATTTATCAAGCAAATGATAGATGATCTTTGGGGAGCTCGGCAAGCCCTCATGGACGCGGCCGGATTGTCTCCGAACGCTGTTCAGGAGGCGGCCGGAGCGTCTCAAAATCTCGAGGCTCTTCGAAATGTTGTAGGAAGTCCTGGAGAGGTTATCGCCTGGCACGGCAACACATCGGATCCTAGCTCGGTAAATATCCGGATGTTACCACTCAACGGACAAGGGATCTTGCGTGCGTCATACCCGGAACTGGACGCGGCCGTTTATGTTGGAGATCCTAGCAATCCAACGGCTCCGGCTTATTATCATGCAGACGACGCGGCCGGAACGCTTAGAAATACAGCCGGGATTTATCTTATATTTCCCGATTTAAGAGGCTACGTTCTAAGAGGTCTTGATCCGACTGGAACGATCGATCCGCTAGGAGCAAGCCGGACCTTGGCCGATACACAAGCGTTTGCTTTACAGGAACATAAACACACACAAATAAAAACCGGAACAACTGTTTTGTATTATACGACAACCGATCTGACGGCCGGAGGAGTCACAATCGAACATATTTCAAGTACTCCAGGTTTGCCGATTGATACAAATACAACGATCTCAGGAGCTCCGTCAAGCCCAAACGAAACCAGAATGATTAACGTCTCTGTGCGTTGGTGCATTCGTTACTAGAAGGGGGAAACCATGAAAACGGTACTAACAAAAGAAATCGACGGCCTTGAAATAGTGATCGGATTTGACGAGGCGGTTATCGACAAGGAAGCAACAAAAACAAAAGTAAAGGAAATTCTCGATAAATACAACGAAACGATCGCGTTTATCGAGGAGAAAGGGAGATATGAAACCCTGTTTAAAGATTTAATAAGAGAGTCAAAAAAACAGAACAATTCTGAAAAAATACAAAATCTAAATAAACAGCTCGAGCAATCTCAACAAAACATGATAGATAAAATTCATTCGATCGCAAGGGAGCGCGAGAGGATTCTTCCTGAAAATCTAATCTACTTCGAGCCGAAACCGGGCGAATTTTTGATCGATGATACAGAGGCCGAGGGATTGATCCAGAAATACAAGTTGCTCGACGACGAAACGTTATTGACTAGAGACGGTAAAATTAAACCGAATCATAAGGATCGCGAGTATTGGACTAAAAACGGAAAATGGAAATGTACTGTTATAGATAAGATCGGAATCGATCGTCCAGAAAAATCGATCACTATGTCAGAGGCAGATCCAGAACAACGCGCGGAAATCGGAGAGGCGATCGATAGTGAGCGGATCGCGCTACTTTCGCCAGGTGCACGCGAGGCAGAAAAGGTCGAACGTCTAGCTATGGCGCTTTCCGAGGCGGCGCATAAACGATCCATGTTCGAAATCCAAGGATCTACAGAGGGAGAGGCGCTTGAAAAATCGCAAGCATGGTATCAGGAGCAAGAAAAAATGATCGAGGAAAAATACAAATGAAAAGTACATTTCTTGCGATTAGATGCCAATATAACGCGAAAAACCGCGTTGATGTTACGCACGCTTTCCGGCCGGAGTGCAACTCATGGGCTGACAATCGCGGAAATACTTTCGTTGAAGTTATCGACAACCATAAATCATTTTGGAATCGTAATATCAATGTAAAACGATTTCTCGACAACTTGATTCTAAACGATGAAAAACTAGAAGAGCTTGCGATTTTTTGCCACGGATGGAAAACTGGAATACAGATCGGATTCAATAATAGCAATGTCCAGGATCTAGCAGAACGCCTGGCGAAACTAGCAGCAAATGATCATTTTATAGTGTCTTTGTATTGTTGTTCAGTAGGTAAGGGAGCGGTTGCGCAGGGAGATAATTCATTCGCGGATCTATTACGGGATCATCTCTGCAAAAACGGCATTATTCACTGTCGCGTTATGGGTCATACCAAGGCCGGCCATACAACCCAAAATCCAAACGTGAGATTTTTCGACGGCCACGGATCTACACTCGGAGGGATAGGAGCTCCGATTTTATTTCCGCCTAAAACACCAATTTGGAGAGCGTTTAAACGAGCTCTCGACGATCAAACGGATTTTCGTTTTGTTTTTCCGCTCTGGTCAACAACTAAGATCGTCAACTACCTCGAGGAGAATTACCTTGACCAAAGATGATCTGGAAAAACTCCACTCCAAAACGAACAAGATTTCAACAGAGATCGCCTCGCTATCAAGCCGGCTCGAGACAAAACTTGAGCATCTAGCAACGCGAGAGGATCTGACAAAATCGATTAGTAATGCGATGCACGATCACAGGGAATCGTGTCCGGCGCTCAATAAAAAATCCTCTTATCCTCCACGAAACGGTAAATCAAATCTGTATACCGTTCTAGGAGCTGCGATCGCGGCGCTTGTCGCCGTCGTCTATCTGTTGATCGAACTGATAAAATAATGGACATCGAAGCGCTAGTTATAGCGGCCGTTTTTTGGCTTGTCCCGTCTCCGGCGCCTCATTGGCGAGAAACGCAAGACCAGTATAACGAGCGAGTAAAAACGATCGCGGTTGCTACATCCGAGACGACAAACGATCCGGAAATGGCTTTAGCGATCGTTACTCAATTTCGTTACGAATCTCATTTTTCTAAAAATGTTCATTCTGGAAAAAAATTAGGCGACGGAGGCCGGGCGATCTGTCTCGGACAACACCATATAAATTGGCGCACAAAATCAGAGTGGCAAGCGTTGGCCGGTCTCGATCTAGAATCGACGCTCCGTTGCGCGTCCGCAACTCGAGATGCACTCCAAGCCGGGCGCCGATTTTGCCGAGTAAATCACGGCAAGCGGATAGACTGGAGACACATATTTTCATACTATTCAACCGGTAGATCGTGTCTTGAATGTCGATACATGAGACGAGAAAGATTGTTAAACCGTATCAAGAAAAAATTTCTGGAGGGAAAAAATGGAAAGTAATTTGATCGAACCATTGATCGGAGTCATAGGAACGGCGTTAACCGGCGTTCTCCTCGCTCTGATAAAGCACTTTTTGACAAAATCCAAAATACAGATCACAGAACAGCAAGAAAAAATCATCCGGGAGATCATTAAGGATTCGGTAGCGTATGCGGAATCATGGGCTCTCACCAAAGCAGAAAAACCAAAGGCGGCCGAAAAGCTAGGGATCGCTAAAATCAGAGTCAAAGGCGCCGCATTGCGTCGAGGGCTAATCGATCATGACCTCGTAAAAGACGACGAAATGATCGAGAACGGGATCGAGCGCGTACTGAACGATAGGCGCGATAGTTTGACACACGCGTTTTTTAATGGGAACCAAGGAACAAAATAAGATAGCCGAGATCCTATCGACGATCGATCCGGAGACCGAGCGGCTTTTTCGTATCAATTCCGGCATGGGTTGGATCGGTAAATATCGCAGAACCAAAGACGGGATCGTAATAATCGAAAACGGGCGCCCATTACACGCGGCGCCGGAGGGTTGGCCGGACCTTGCCGGATGGAAAACGATCGAGATCACGCCGGAAATGATAGGTAAAAAAATAGCCGTTTTCATGGGTAAAGAAATCAAGGTTACCGGCAAACTATCAAAGGCCCAAAAAATATTTGGAGAGATCTTAACTCAAATGGGCGGATTGTTTGAGGTTATTTCCTAGCTTCTTTTTCCGCCATGTCGGTTGCTTCTAGTCATATTATATTGATGTTTTAATTCGACCGCTTTTTGTATGTCAACTTCAAGCTTTCTAGCATTGTCAAGAACTCTAATAATTATATCGGCCAGTTCTTCTTCTAAATAAGTAAGTGGTAGTTTTTCTTTATCACACCGATCTCGTAGTCTATTATTTCTCCATGCCTCGTGAATCTCTGAAATTTCATCATGTAAATTGTTGCACATGCGTTCTATAAAAGCATCTTCTTTTTCATCATGACTATGCCAACCTTTGCCCCATGCAAGTGTGTGTACGGCATCCGCTATTTCATTCAATGTTTTCATTTCCTCACCTCTCTCTTTCTAGCCTTTTTTTCTGATACCAAGCCCAACCAGTTTTATATTTTTTCTGTCTCGCGATCTCATGTAACAGGGTAACGTTTATCAATTTCGATCCCTCGGTCAATCTCTGATAAACCCACATTGGAGAATAACCGAGCTCGGACGCTATCTCGAGGAGGTCTCCGATCGGGCCGGGTAATATTTTCACAGTGTTTCCATTTCGACACATATCGACCGCGGCGCCGATCCGATCGATATATTCTGCGCGTTCATTAACGGGCCTGGCCGCCAATTTGACCGGCTTTTTGACCTCGGCTAGATTACCCTCGACTTGCTCTAGTTCTCGGCGCCTGCCTTGGCCTCTGTAATGCTCGCAGCCTGTACAGGTCGGTTTGTCGCAGTACAGGAAACCGAGATCCGGACATAGCCGGGCGATGATCTTGTTATTCTCGGCTTTCCGGCGCCGACGCCGGTCTCGGCCGTCAAATTTCCATCGGTACGGTGACAACGGGTGACCGTGCTCGAGTAGGTTTCCAACGTGATCCAAAATTACACAATCGTTTTTTCCGGGTGAGATCCGGAGTCCGCGGCCTACCATCTGACAGTAGAGAGACCTCGAGAGGGTTGGCCGGAGCATTATGATCGCCTCCACTCGAGGCACGTCGAGGCCATAGGTTATCAGGTCGCAGCTCGTCAACCCGTGTATCTCTCCGGTCCGGAGCGCGTTTATCAGCATACGCCGGCGTTTGTGTGTCATGTTTCCATCGATATTTTCGAATCGGTATCCTCCGGCCGAGAACCGATCGGCCGTTGCGGCCGCGGCCTTAATCGATCTACAGTAGACTAGAGCCGGTCTCCCGTCCGCGTACTTCCGGTAGTGCTCCAGGGCATGCCCGTAGATTTTACGGCGCTCTAGCCACGCCTGGAGCTCTCCGGCTGCGTATTCCGTCCCTCTCCTCGGTACGTCCTTCAAGCCCTCGATCGGAGGGCAAAAATAACGGAAATCGGATAGAAAACCGGCCTCGATCAACGCCTGGAGTTTAGGCCCCTCTACCAAAACATCATATAACTCTGATAGTCCGCGGCCGTCGAGTCGCTCCGGCGTAGCCGTTACTCCGAGGATCCTGGCCTCCGGATACTGGCCGGCTATTTCCTTGTATCTTTCAAGGGCTAAATGGGCCTCGTCAACTATGATAAAATCAGGCGGACGTTTGATCCTGTCGTACCTCCGGATCAACGTATCCTTACTTACGACATGCACGTTATACGCTCGGCTCTCGTTATACCCTGGCGCGATGATCCCATGATTTACGCCTACGTCTGCGAGTTCCTCGGATGCCTGTTGTAACAATTCGTTTCGAGGTACCAAGATCCAAATAACGCGGCCGGTTTTCTCGGCCGCCTTGGCGATCTCGGAAAAAATCAAAGTCTTACCGGCGCCGGTCGGTAGTTGCATCAAAACCGATCGCCGGCCTCGGAACGCCTCTCGGACGGCGTTGTATAGATCGATCTGGTAGGGTCGAAGGGGCATTATTTTTCTAATGGTTTCAGTAATTCAAAAAGTGCATATTTAAATGATTCGTATTTTTTAATTTTTAAGTCCAATTGTTTTATTTCCATTTTTAATTTTTGAATCATATCGGCTAAGTCTGGAATAGAACTATTTTTATCTTCAAGCTCTGCTATTCTTGCTTTTAATTTATCGTTTTTTTTCAATGCGTTTTTTAAAAATTCCCTATCTTTTAAATGTTCAATCCTTTCATTTTGTAAATCTATTATAAGATCGTCTGTCTCTTTTATTTTATAGATTGTATCAACTATTTTTTTAATACCCATTTTTCTCCTCCTCTTTTTCCTCTGGTTTTTCTCGTATCTCGAGAACGTTTCCTATGATAACGCAACGCCTCAATTTTCCGGCTATCCGTACGAGCCGACTTTTTTCTATCAACCCTTTATGCCTGTATAGCTGTCTCTGATACCCTTTTCCTTTTCCCAAGATCCGCTGTATTTCATGATGGTTGTTCGCTATCGCGATCGAGTTATCCTGTAGTATTGCCACGCCATAACGCGCCGCAATATCCCGGAGATGAGCTAGATCATCGGCTACCAACGATCGCCCATATGGTTGATCCGGCGCCGGCTCGAGCTCATGCTCTCGTAACGCGATCAAGATCTCTCGGATTGTTATAAACTGCCGCTCTGGTTTCTCCACTTGAACGCGTTCGTCGAGGAGCCGATCGAGTACCTCGGCCGTCTCGTCTCGTTTCGGTTCTACTGGCTGGAACGCATAAAAAACTTCGATCAATCCTTTCATTTCGTCGCGTGACAGCTCCAACAAATCTTTCCAGACGATCCAATATGCGGCTAGCAATATTCCCTCCGAAAATCCAAACCGCAGATCTTTTCCGGTATGATCCTGGATCATCGGCGCGAGCCGCTCGGCCAGTCTGATTATGGTTTTCAAGTGTCTCCAGGTTTTCGCGCGTATCGCTCGGCAATTTTTATCTGTCAACAGAGTAACGATCTTGTCTCGGATCGGCGAAAATTCGTTTACTGGATCGATCATATTTATTCTAAAAATTCTATTATCATCGGCTACCGCTTCGACTTCCGGCGAAATCGCAATAAACAGAAACATCGATCGCATACTGAAAAACTGACCTTGTCCGTCTGCGGTACCTTTGGCCGCTTTCGGCGCATTGTCGCTCGTGCTCTGGCGCATTAGAGAAAATAAATCCTCTCTGAATTGCCGTTTTTTTGGTGTGTCCTCCTCGGCCTCCTCGATCACGATCGCGGTTGCGTCGTTTTGAACTCGCTGTCTCACTCCAGGCTCCGAGGTTGCACCTCCGGAAAACGCCTCTGGCAGCGATACCGGCTCGACTAGTAGACTCAAGACCGTTGACTTGCCGGATCCGCTAGGACCGGTCAAAAGGCCGGCCGGGCGCCACGGGAGAGCGCCAGCAAAGGGAGCGAGGACCGACCACGAGAGCAACCGGATCGCGTCCGATTGCGTCTCAAAACTCATGTCGAAAATCGTCTTGACTATTTGATCGGCTATCTCGGGATCGATCGGTTTGTCTAGGATTCCAAGATCTTTTTTAGGTCTCCGTAAATACAACCTATGATCCGAGTATTCCCCGATCGTTGTCTCTCCGTCGTGATAACACAAGCGGCCGTCCGGCTCTCTCCATGCGCCGCGGCCTCTCACTCGAGATAGGTCAAAATCGATCTTACCGGCCGAATCGATCAAAAAATCGAAAACGTGATCCCATGAAATTTTCGTCTTCGCTTGATCGCTAGAAAACGCCTCTCTCCAGTAATGGATCGGAGCAATATTCAACGCGTGATTTCTGGTTACCGAGGTCAAATTTACCTCGATCAATCGCTCGTTTCGCCCTAGATAATATGCTCTCCCGGTCTCCCCTACCCCGAGAATTTTAAAATTTACGTCTCCGGGATCTGTTCCGTCTAGCAGTCTTTTTTGTGGACCGTTTTTTATATATTCCGTCAGTTCTTCCGGAGTCAAAACCTGGAGCGCCTCCACGATATCGGCGCCGTCTTGTTTTATCTCCCTGGCCGCCTCGACTGGTTGACAGATTTTCGCTTGTGGCAGTTGTCGCTTGATCTCAAGAGCTGCTTGGAATCCCGCTTGCTCATACCATTCTTTTAGTTCTCCGGTTTGGCCGTCTTTTTTCTGATCGTCGTCTGGATAAATGTAAACGTCTCTAGTTTCAAATTTTTTCCAGTTTGCAAATTTAGCTTTTTTTCCGCCTCCGTTCCAAGTAACAGCTACAAAATCGTATAACGCGTTCGCCGCCTCGGCCGACTTGGCACCCTCGACGATCAGAATAGGCTTTTTTTTCTCCAGCTTTGCAAGGTGCTGATTGTAGATAACAATCGGAGCTCCAGAAAATCGGAGATCTTTTCCATCATAAAAAACACTGATAACAGATTTACGGCCGCCTGGCGTTTCGAAACGAACATCGGCCAAAATTATATTATCGTTGTCTATAAAATACGGCCAGAGTCTTACCGCCTTATCTCCCCAACCGTTACGCTTTCCGATTTCGGATAATTTTTCTCGATCGAATATTTTTTTTGCTTGATCTATTGATACCTTTACCGGCTTGTGTATCTTTTTTTCTTTTTTGGATTTTGGAGGATCGAGGCCGAGCGTTTCGCAAACCGCCTTTACTTTGTCAGGAAATTTGTCTTTGCCATTTATGAAACCGGCAATGTCAAATATATCCCAAGATTTCGAGCATACCGGACAAAAAACGTTTTCATCATATAGCCTAGCGCTTGGATTCTCGTCCGTATGATTAGGAGAGGGACAGCGGAGAATAGGTGGCTTTTTTCGGGTATCGAGATCGATTCCCGATCGCTCGATATATTCGCGCAATCGAGGCTTTAAATCCGCTGTCTCCATTGTGATTATTTGACAATTCTAAAATTTATAACCCATACCCAAGGGTTGTAGTCCCATGAGCAACCGGGGCGTTTTGCGTTTATTAAGTTCCAGAGAGAAATAAATTTGGTGACACAATCATATTCTGGACTATTGGAAACACCCTCCTGCCAGGCGTCATCCCTGGTAATATCCTGCACCCTCTCCAAGCGCACATCTGTTACTTCGAGCGTGATCCGCGAAGCCCAGCGGGGCATATGGATCGAAGGGCGCCAACCCATGGGGTTTTGATAATTGCGCTTAAACTCATCGGGACAACTCTGATATAGCACCCTGTCATCTGCGCGGTATCTAATTTCCGCGCTGCATATAGTGCCAATATGTGTTGACCAAAAACCACCAATCGGCCACCACGTCTCCCTCACCCAAAGACGGTCGCCGGGTTGGCCGTAGGGGCATTTCCTTCCATGGGGCAAGCCTCCGCATTCCCATGCTGCATGGTCCACAATGTGGGCGTCCTCGTAATCCATCCATTCGCCTTCAATGGTTTTAACTGGATCTTCCCATGTCGGCTGCGGCTTTACCACCCGCCTCGTCTGAGTCTTTCTCCCGTCCAGGATCGCGCGCACCATCTCACCGGAAAATATGATCGGTCGTTCTTTCATGATTTCCCCTCTTTATTTATTTACCAGCGAAAAAATCATCCGGATTTTCCGTCTCTACCTCAGGCGCCGGCTCCGGTTCTGGTTCCATCTCGTTTTTTACATCATCGGACGTGTAGCCGGATTCCGTATCTATATAACTAGCGTCGAGAACCTCTCCGGTCTCGGAATCGATCGTTTCTGTCTGTATGTAGTTTCGAAATTCACTGGTCAGATACAAACTCGAGAACAACGCCTTGAGCGCCGTTTTTACTCCCATACCATCGAACGATCGGATCCAATTTGAATCTTTCAACTTGTAATCGATATTTTTGTCCGCCTGGATCGCGGCTAGATCCCGATCGATCGTGTCGGGTTTGACTCTATTAGTTAATAGCGCCCGGATACTGTGGCTGGATGCATAACGGCGCCCATGCTCGAGCGCCTCTTGTCGCGAAACATATTTGACTTGATAGGATCCATCTCTCAGCTTGCACGCGGCTACATAGCCGTCAACAGAACCGCGATCGCGCCTGGCCGGGACGAACTTGTACTTGTCGCCGTCCGTCGTCTGTTCGATCTCGAAAATATCGGCCTCTCTCACTATCTCCGATTTTACAATATCGACTCGGCCGGTTTCTTGTGCGAGCTGGATCAATCCGTCCTTCATGATCTGATAGCCGACTTTGCCTTTGTAGGCGATCAGAGCGGCTTTATTGTCAACTGGATCGACGCTCAACCCGTTTACAGCGGCCTTGCAAATCGCGGATCTCATGCTCGATTGTCCCTCTGGAGTCTTTAGGCACTCCTGGAGCTCTCGAGATTCGCGGACAGCCGCAACAACAGACGCGGTAAAATTGCCCGTTTGATACTCTCTCCGCTTGTTTTTGATTATCGCCGGAGCGATTTTCTCGAGAAAAAGATCAACGTCTTTTTCTCGTATTACTATTTGGTTTGTCATTTCGTCTCGCCTTTCGTTCCTCGATCCTACAATTTGGACACTTACCCTTGTTTCTATCGTCATAATCGATCCAACCAGTTGAATCGATCGTTTTTTTTATCTCTTCTTTCGTTCCATAAAAAGTTGCCCAGCCTCCACATGAACATTTAAGATGTTTTCGGGTTTTCATTTTTATTCCGGCGGGTCAGGTAATTTCATCCAATATAAAACACGTCCTTTTTTTCTTGGTCTCCAACCCTCCCAGTAACCGTGATGGAATTCTTTTTCATTTTTTTTAGGTCGAATAAATTTGTTAATGCGGTACAGATCGAGCCATGGAGCATAAACTAAAAATCTACCATGTAAAAATCCGTCTCTACCCTCTAGTTCTTCATCTCGTGGTAACCTGGTATTCCATTCCACCATCATCTAAAAACCTTTCCGTTATCATATGAACGCTCCTTTTGCATTCTTTTTGATAGTGCTTTTTTCAATTCTTCATTCTCTTTTTCTAATTCTTTAATACGCGCTTTTAATCTATTAAATTGTTTAGTTCCTATCCTCCACCCTCGCTATCTAAACGTTTTTCCATTATACTGATTCAACTTATGCCCTTGCCGATCTCGGAGGATCCATTTTTCCACTGAATCGTCGTCAATCGGAGCCTCGGCCGCCTCGGACATATATTTCAACAATTCTGTTTTAAGCTGGTCTTTTCGCTTGTCCGCGTTGGAGAGTTCCTCGTTTATCAACTTGTATTCCGAGCTCAACCGCTCGATCTCCTCTGTTGCAACGATCGTTCCTTTAGGCTCTCTTACGAGTTTTCTAATATCGTCGTAGGATACCGGATCCGGAGGCGTCCGGCCGACAATATTGGTCTCCCAAAAATCGACGTATTTTTCTATCATCAATTCGTGTAAATCGTAATCGGCTTTCAAGCGGTATTGATGGAAATAATCCATCTCTTTTAAGACTTCGATCCATTCAAGAGGATCGACAACCTGTTTTCGTTCCAGGTCTGATTTTTTGCACGTTTCGAGGTTAGGAAACATGCCGGCCGCCTCGAAATCCTCGGTTCGTCTAGGCCATACCAGAACCGAAACGATCGCCTCGTCTATTTGAGAGCACAACATCTGATGTTGTACTTGTAATTGTATCTCACGAGGTACGCGATCGGATTCAGGCTCGCCCCATGAATCGCGAAACGTGTAGTCTGTTGTGGTCTTACCCTCGTGAATTACACGCGGTTTCATGTCAATATAAACGCCGTCAACATGACAGGTCAAAAAATCGTGTACGGGATTGATAAACTCGAATTCCTTGAGATCGATCATATAGCCGGTTTTTTCCTCGGCCACGTCGATTATAGCGTTTTCAAACGCACTTCCCCATCGGGCGGCCGCGTTGTCTACCGGCTCCGGCTCCGGATATCCGTTCGACTGACAGAATCCAGGCTCGATCTCCTCCATGATACGGATCCAGATCTCTAGTCTGGTATTCCATTTCGACAACCCGAGCACGGCGGCCGCGCGCGATCCTGATATTCCGGATGGTATGCTACCCATTTAATGACCTCGCGATCTCTCGACGTAAAAATTGGAGTGTTCACCACACCAGTCATCTTTTTTGGTTTCTGTCCATGATGTAAATATATCCGATGAAAAGGACAGATTATCATATGTTGCTGAAACGGATCTTCCAGGCGCATATTTTCTACAAAGACCAGTATCGTCATTCTCTTCCGGTTCTTCCCAGAAATCGCAATGTTCACAAGTGGGTCTATTTTTTAATTCCATTTAACGATCCTCCTCATACGGATTCGGCGGAATATTACGCGGTATCATCGCCGATCTTCGCTCCCTGGCCAAGCGTTCCTGAAATTCGAGCCATTTAACGCGGTCCTCGGCACGTCTAGCTCTGGCGGCCTCGGCCGCGGCCTTGCGTTTTGCCTTGTCTATTTGTCTTTTCAGCTTGGACGACTCGCCTTTCCGGGCGTTGGATTTCGCGCGCGCACTCGAAATCGCCTCGACGATCGCCGGAATTCCGAGCGTTATTATTTGGATAAGCCAGCTTGGCATTTGTCGAAAACCTCTCTCCAATTGTTTTCTCGATCCTTGTCGGTTATCGGTTCGAATTGATGACAATGCCAATGATCCCTAATGTCTTGACATTTACGATACAACCCAATCGAATCTCTGAATTTTTCATTATAACAAACAGCCTCGGATATTGTATCCTGGATCGGGATGAGATATTTACCCATGGGGCTTTTCACTTTGGCAAACCGACAATCGATACAATAATTTTTGTCTTTGGCCGGATCTAATACTTTTTGCATTACGAATCCTCCCTCCACGGATCGATCCTAACGATCTCCAGGTCGCTATCGAGAAACCGTTTCAAATCGATCGCTCGCAGGTAAATCGAGTATTCTGCAACGCCCTCGATTAGAATTCCATCGGTCGGAGCTCGAGCGGATTTGAAAACGGCCGGAGCGATCCTATGGACTAATCGATCTCCGGCCTTAATCCTCCGGATCGTTATCATGAGAACGTGATCTTTTGTACTGACTTAGCCCAGACGATCCGACCTTTGATTATCAGGAACGCGTCTCCGGCTAGGTCTTGCACGAAACCGCGCGCCTGGAGATGATCCGACTTGTGCGGCTCAATGTGGTTTTCCTTGATCCATGCGTCGAGCTCTTTTTTGGTCTTGAACGTCTGGGCCTCCAGATCTCCGTTGATCACGAAATAATCGGTTTTGCTCTGTCTCGGTTTTTTTTCGTCGTTCATTTTTCGTTGTCCTTTCTTTATTTAGGCGATAATTTCAACGCCTGTCTTTTTTTGTTGCAAATAGTGTTTTATGTTCGCGATCGCCTCTATTTTCCACTCTCCGCCGTCCGCCTCGAATAATGCGATCCAAGGTAATTTCCCGGTATTCCGTTTGAATCTCAACAAAAACCGGCTCTCAGGTTGTTCAATTTCTCTGAATGTTCGATATGGACGTAAAGAAATAATCGGATCCATTGTTGTGTCATTCAGGCGGCCGATCGCGTCTTTTACGGTAACGGTTTGGGCGGCGCCGTCGTCATCCGCCTGTACTACCAGATCGCCGGTTATGCTCGAGACGGCCTTTATCAACTTGTTTCTTATTTCCGTCTCTACAAATTTCGATTGTACTTCTATTATGAAGCGTTCAATGTCGATAAACTCATTGAACGGAAAACCGTTATAACTGAATAGCTCGACTTTTAAGAATTGTTCTCGCTGTCTCCATTTTTCCTGGAGCTCCCCGAGCGCAAAAACGGTATTTTCGTTTGCAACCCATACGAAACAAGGATCCGGTTCATTTTTATTGTTGATCCAATCCACGAGACCGGTTAACGTGTGGATTACGATCGCGCTGCATTTCATCGGATGAGTAGGAAACAAATTGACCGTTGAATATTCGCGGCCGTCTATCTCACAAATCGTCTCACGGTTCAATTCCAATATTTTTTCAATCGCTTCTTTTATCATTTTGATCCCTCCTCGGTTTTGAGTGTCTCAATTCCGTTTTGCTCTCTCTCTTTTTCTATTAGCTCGTCGAGGTTCATTTGTTCGGCTACCATGACATAGCCTTTCTTATGGGTTCTCGAGAGCTGTACTATGTCAACGCCTGGCGCATCGCATTGTAGCTTGACGTCAACCTTGTGGGATATTTCGGCCTTTGTGCGATCCGCGTTCGGCTTTAACGACAGGGTCAAGACAACTTTTCTAATGGCCGTCGCCTCTGTATTAGGATCTAGGCAATTTTCGATCGCCCTTGCGAGTTGAAAATCCGTTTGTTCTATCGCCTTACCAGAGGCAATGCCATTGACGGAAATTTCTTCCCATGCGTTTTTGTTCATTTTTCGTTGTCCTTTCGGTTGATATATCCGATATCTTCTATCAGATGTGATACCGCAACGCGGTATTGGTTATATAATTTGAACGCCACGGCGTCTATGATCTCATCGGCCATCGGTAGGTTTTTTGCCGATACGTATAACCCGTTTTCCTTTATCTCTTGCCATAGCATCTGTTCTATTTCTGATTTCGTTTTCATTTCTTTAGATGCCTCAAAAAAACGATATCGTTTTCCAGTTCTCCAACGGTTTTCAATCCTCGTGATTTTTCGGCGTGGCAGTATTTCTCACGGCATATCATACACTCGATCGGTTTTCCTCTCACGGTTACGGTCGCGGTTTTATCCTCGGCCTTGCCACATGGGCCGCAAATCGCGGTTGCATGTACAATGGGCGTTATGTACAGTTCGCCTTTGATCTCTCCTGTACGGCGATACTGTACGCCTCTTGTATAAACCGGCTTACCCTGTGATAAATCGGCCAGTATCGTCTTGAACGGAACCGGGCGCCCATGAATAAAAATACTATCCTTTAGCGATTGCTCGAGATCTAACATCGAGACCGGATACCATTTACGGCCGTCGTATGATTTTTCGTACATATTACGGCCTCCACAAAACGATTTCTGAAATCATCGAGTAACAGAAAAATAACTCTGTCGGCTCCTCGGAGTAACAGTGATTCCGGCAAAATCCGTCCATGATCGCCGGCTCGCTACATCCGGCGATCTCACAATCGGGTAAATTCGTGTAATGAGCAAAACAGAAAATACCGGACGGCGTCTCACGGAGCACGTGGTTTTTACAGTGTCGAGCTCTCTTTAGAGGTTTTCGAAAATACGAACAGCAAAAACTGTTACCCGAAATTTTTGGCGACCTCTCCCATTTTTCAAGCCGGCTTGCCATATTTCCCCCAATTTCGCTTTACGATCATTTCTCGGTGCATACGTTCGATTGCGATCGCCATTCCTGGAGAAATATTCCGCTCTCCTGTTCTCCATTTCTCAACGGCCGAAACAGAGATCCCGAGCTCGGCCGCTATTTCCGCGTTGGTCATGGCTAATATATCTTGAATTTTTTTGAATGTCTCCGCGGTCATTTATTATCTCCAATTGCTCCGATATCGCGTTGATATCTCAACCATTCGGCCGCGACTTCGATCAACCATTGATATTCTTTGATTTGATCGTGGGTGTAGTCGTTTGCGTGGCCTATGCTTTTATAATGCTCGCGCCAATGCTCGATACTATGTACCTCACAGCCGATTGCGATCTTTGTGTGTGAGCAAGTTGTTATATGATGACGGGAGCCGTGAATCTGTAGCGGGGAAATAACCCACGCGTTCCCCGTAGACCCACGCGTTCCCGTAGACCATCGCGTTCCCGTAGACCATCGCGTTCCCGTAGACCCACGCGTTCCCGTAGACCCTCGCGTCCCCGGAGACCTCCGCGTTCCCGGAGTGTGATAGATTCGATTCTTTTTCTATCCATCCTCCGAGATCGCCTTTTTTTAGATATCTGACGCGGTTTAATATTTTACCGCCTATATCTATAGTTTCTCCAGTAAATTCGTATTTTTTGGTCATCTCGTCCGCCTCCATGCGTAACACTCCGGATCCGGCTGTATGGGCGCCGGCTGAGCGTTACGATTTGATCTTAGCGGTCCTTGCAATTTTCCACGTTACCGAAATTTGAACCGCCTGTCAAGACATAGTGTTGTTTTTTTTCGTCCGGCCGGATACCTACCTCGTTTTTGAGCTGCTCGAGCGCGCGATCCATGCGGCCGAAAACGTCATCTATTATCTCTCTTGACAATGTCTCGTCTGATTTCATCGGAACCCCCTTTTTGTTTTATTTGGTAGCTTTGTACCAATGATGCCCTCTCCGACCCTCTGGCGCCGGTACGAGTTCGAGCAAACCGGCACACCACAACCGATCAAAGTATGCGTATGCCCATGATCGGCGCATGCGGTGCCCGAAATAATCATACGGGTTGACAGGGCCACGCTCGGCCGCGTAAACGATACCGCGCGCTATCGGTCCGAATCTGTCTAGGTCGTTTTTGCTTTCCATTTCCCTTGCTCCCTTCTATATTTTTATCGGGCGTTTCCCGATAGCGTGAAACCAACCGCTTTTTGTGTTTTTGTTATAGCTCACAGATGCGATGCTAGTCCTCTGATATCCAACCCCTTGACATTCTCTCGAAAAAACATGTATTCCGTTTTCATCTTCCCAGTTGTATTCGTTTGCATTTGTGAAACCGTTTTTTTCGAGTATTTTTACCATTTTTTCGAGTGTCATTTTCTCGGCTCCCTTTTTTCCTTGCCTACCTCGTCAGGCCCGGACGGCAACCCGGACGACCCCCGAAAGGGGGTTTCGGTTTAGTAATAATTTATCATGTAGACGTTGACGAAAAATTCAACATCCGGGCGCCCAGAGCCGATCCCGCCCCTCCGGATAAGCTGATCTCGGTTCGTCCAGCCCTTACAGCGGCCGCCGGCCTTACGGTGGGCTTTCATTTCGGTATCGCGAGCCCTACGCGCCGCCTTGTGGGCCTCGGTACGATCCCACTTATACCAACCGTCCTCGGTCCAAGAAAAGTTGTAGTTGATGGGGTTGAAGGATTGTTGAGTCGCGCTTTTCATCGTCTCGCCCTTTCCGCCGTTTTCGGCTATTGAAAAACCCTTACCGGTTTTTTTGTTTTCCCGGCTCTTTTGATTGCCTCTTTTACGCTTCTCATGTCATGAGCCTCCGAAATTGCCTCATCCATATTATCGGCGGTAACCTCGGTATGCTTCGGCTTGACTATCGCCTTGGCGGCGCAAGTCGTCCCAAATGGCGCCGGGTCGTTTTCGATACCGTCTACTACCATCGAAACCCAAGCAACTTTTTTAAGGTTTGTTCGGCCGCAACAGGAGCAAGTATCAGTGTCGGAATTAACGGCCTTGATTATGTAGGTCTTTTTTGTTTTATTTCCGTTGCTCATACTATTAATATAACCGGACATAGTGTGGTTGTCAACACTTATTTTTGAAAAAATCAACACTATGTGTGATCTGCTATCATTCTATATCGTTTACATACTCATTTATTATCTCGCGAGCTCGAGGTATCAGGATCCAACCGTTGTGGGTCCGGTGCTCATCTATCTCCTGAAGGATCCGTCCATACTGGTTCTCGCCGGTTATTCCGGCCAGGTCTTTCCGGCCGGGTTGGATAATGACGCCTCCATCCGGCGCCGCGGCCAGGCCCCAAATCCGGAGAAAATTTCTCAGGCTGTGTACGTTCGCGTTAGCGTCTTTCAGGTCGAAATATCCGCCCATATCGTGTATGTAGGGCCGGAGCCGGTCCAAAAGTGTCTCAAAATCTGCATAGTGCTTTATGTCTCGAGGGTTGTAATCTAGGATCTTTCCGAGCACCTCGATCGCCATGTCGTATTCAAAACCCTCGAAATGCTGGGCCTGATAAAACCGGCTCTCTGGATCTCCGTTTTCTTTTAGCCAGGCGTCGAGGAGCTCTGACATTACAGATTTCATTGTTACGCCCATATTGAAACATGTAGTTTTAAACAGGCGGTAAATATCCTCATTCACTTCAAATATCATTTTTCTTGTTTCCATTTACAGTATCCCTTCATTTGTTACAGTAAACGTTGTTTAGTGTAACATTTTAACAGTCGCTACGAATTTTTGTAACATGCTACGATCCGATTCACCTTTAATTTCATGCCTTTAAAATATCTGTTACTGTTGTTACGCCTGTTACACCTTTTTTGGGCAGATTCTAAAAACAGTATATAATAATATGGGTGTATGTCAAGCGATATTATCATAATCGCGTTTATCGTTGGTCTTGTTTTTTTTGTTACAAGCGTAACAACGTTAACAGATATATTACCGATAGATATATAATAATAATAATAATAATAATAATAACCTTTTATATATAGGGTCATTTATCTTGATGCACGATAAAACTGTTACGCCAATGTTACATACTATCAGTTAAAGTGTAACAACAAATCGTTGGTTGACATACACTTTAGGTTTCATTATAGTTGAAATATGGCCAACGAATTCGAGATTGATCTAGCCGACTATGCCAAGCTGATAAAACGTTTCAAAGACGGCAAGCAAAAATTCAAGGTAGCCGTGTCTCGTATGCTTACCAGTCAAGCGGCTGGAACTCGAGATGAATCATTACGGGTAATGAATAACTATTTCATGGTTCGTAATAGACGCTTTATAGAAACCCGTATGCGATACACTAAGGCTAAATACTCGATGCCAATCAACGCCCAGACTGCCTACATGGGTGTGAGACCAGCTCCAAGATTTTCTGCATTGGTAGAGCAAGAGCTAGGCAAAAAGACCAAGAGAACGCGCGTTGCTACTCTCCTAGCCAGGCGTAAATCGAAAGCCAAGCAAGTATCGAGACCAGTCCGTATGAAAGGCGGAAACATTTTCCCGAAACCCGAGGACTACAATGGTAAAAGCCTACGACATAAAAATATTGTAATGCTCCAGGCGCTAGGTCGAGATGGATACCGCGGACCGTTCGTGATTCATGGTTGGCATAAGTACGCTTCTGGACTTTATAAGTTTGGGAGAGGCCGGAGAGGAAAGAAAAAGGTTAATATGCTATGGGCATTTGACCCGGAGCATAGGCAACCGGCTAGAATAAAATTTTTGGCTATATCAAGAGCTCGATACTTCGCTAAGAATGACCAACGTAGGGTCTGGGCGCGTATCATGCGCCAGATTGCAATATAGATAGAATTACAGTATAAAGGTACTGTCCGCAAATACTGGAAATAATTGGGCTAAATGTCGCGAAG